ATCACGAGATGACTCAAAGAAATCACCCATGTCTGAATCAAACTGTTGAAGTTGATTTATATTGTAAATAATATTCTTAACTAAAATTACGTCAGGAATATTTGTTTTGTCATTAATTCTATGTTTAACAATAAGCTCAATAAGCTCTTGTTCAAAGAGTTCTAATTCCACTTCATCTCTTAACTTCAGTTTCATGTTAACTCCATACTAAAGAAGTTTTAATCTCTTTACAAATTCTTGCAACCCTATCAAGTCTTATTAAAAACTTTTTTGTGTACTCATCATTAATTTCTTTTTCTAATTTGTTTATTTTAGAAATAAATTCGTCTAAATCGTTTGTTTTTATTTCACCACAAAGATCTTCGTTGTAATTTCCAATAAATCTTAACATAATACCTGCATTGATATTTGACAAGTTTACGTAAGGAAATATTTGTTCAAGAAGCATTCGAGGATTATAAATAGGGTCTTCCGGCTCGCTTGAGTTGTAAGACCTGTTTGGCACTTCAAAGTACCCATTGCCGAGTGGTTGAAATGTTACACTCATTAGTTTATCCTATTAATTACAATCGGAGGTGTTTCACGTTCTGCGCAAGAATACGATTCTAGTATATAGATTTTAGTTATACGAGGTTGTGACATTAAAAGTCTTTTTGCTTCTAATTCAGCCTTTTCTATTGAGTCATGCTTTATAGCGGGTGCTTGTTGCCCCTCTGCATATAGCATATAAAATTTTGTCATAATAGCCTTTCAATTAAAAAGGCGAGGATTTAACCCCGCCTTATTTTATCTATACTTCATTAGCTGTTCCATGATTGTATTAAAATCAGAAACACCTAGATTTAATGCATCTTGCAGAGAAACATTTTTATCATCAATTCTAACAGCAAGTGTAATCAACTTAGCAGCTCTTAAGAATTCATTATCATCTGACGCTAAAAGCAAGTGCCCTAGCTTGAGTTGATGAATGGACGCAAAAGAGCCGTCACTGAGTACTACTTCAGCCTTTTTAACGGACTGGACATGCACCTGTTGAACACTCTTCTCCTCCATCGAAGTCGAGCTTTGCTGTAATGGAACTAATGACTTTTGTCTTTGAAACCAATTCATCATATTGTTCCTTAGTAATTTCTTCGTAAGGCGCTTGTTTAAAGCCATGCTCAGAATGTAGAAGGAACGACAAGCTCTTGTGATTGTTCTTGTAGTGCTTATTCAAATACTCTCTGATCTCCGGAATTTCTTCCTTTCGATAATAAACAGTACAAGAAACACTATTATCAGACCAATTCTCTTGCAAACGCTTAATTTCACGAAGCTGATCTAGAGCTGTCATTTCACTAGCAAGCTTAGTGCCTTCTGGATAGGAGAATGGGAATGTCACAACAACTGTGTTATAATCCTCTGAATTATCAAAGTTTCTAACATATTCTACTGGATAGCCATTTTCTCTGCACGTATCAACAAGCGGATGACTTGCTGCAATACGAATTCTTCGATACATGTATTGAGCATATGCAGGATGAATGCCAGGTGTTACACCAGGAAGCAAAGAAAGCGTACCAGAAGGCTTTACTGTTGTAAGTTTAATTGAACGATTAAAGTCATTCATCTCTGAATAACGATCATCAAAGTCTCTGAGATATTCATATCCCTCGGACATCCAACTATTTTGCTCTTTAGTTGCTTGTAGAATACCAGTTAAACCAATACCCATTCGCATATTCTTATGCACAATCCTCTCTGTCTCAGGATGATGCGAAGGCAATGTAAGTGAGTGTTTGTTTATTCGATATAGTAATTCTAGAATATCAAGAAATTCTTCTTTCGACTCTACATTAGGTAAGAACACTTCAGCCAGACAGCATGTCTCATAAGGCGCTAGTGACTGTTCAGCACATGGGTTGTAGCCCATAACTTCAGGGTCAGGATAGCGCTCCTCATTCAAACGACCTACTTTTCTAGACAAACGAAGATTAATCAAACCGTATGGTTCGCCCTTACCTTCATAACCATCCCAGAAGTATTCATGCAAGTCTCTGATATCATCGACAGCAACACTATTGTTTGACATTGCACGCCATGAAGGAATACTACCCATATCCCAACGCTTAGCCAGCAAGTACTCAACATCATCAGGGTCGCCAATTGCAATCTGAGCCGATCTACGAACATTACCAGCCACAATAATGTGACCAATGATATTCATAATATCTAATGCATCAATTGGTCGAAGCTTCTTACCTCTACGTTTAACTAAGATTTCAGAAATCTTTCCAATACCCCAGCACAAATCCTCTGGACCTGAAGCTACACCACCAAAGCCTTTGATTGGTGTACCCTTGCCACGAATAGCTTGTGTAGAATATGTGAAAGTACCCTTATCCTTTGATTCTGAAAGAAAGGCTGCTTTCAAAGTTTTGCCTAGAAACTTAACCCAGCCTTCTCTTGAATCTGGAATAATAAAATCAGCACCACCATTATCAAGTCTAGTTGGAGGCTTGAACCAATCTCTGACAATAGGAAGCTTGTCAACGTGTTGATGTTGAATGTTGTAACCAACACCAGCACCAAGAGCTAACATGTCCATTGCCCAACAGAAAGGTCTAATGGGATGATCTACTACAGTAAATGCACAATTTTGCAGAGATGCTAATCCAAGTCTATCTACAGTCTGAGTTCCTAACTGCCATAAGAATCTGCCAGCAACTGAACACTTAAGGCTCAGGAAATATTCCCTAAGACGATCTTCCTCTTCTTCAGTAAAACCAACATTTAATTGATCTCTGCAAGCTTGAATTACACGTTCTACGGTGTCCTCAAATTCTTCAGTAGCATCAGTGCCTTCCAGCGGTCTTGCATACGTTCTTTTGTAAGTCAAATAACCAACAGGTGACCATGGTGTTTGAATTTGATTCATTGTTACCCTTTTCTTGTTTGTTGAATCTAATTTCATAGTGATACAAAGTCCTCTGATACATCTTCTTGAACACCGATCAACCTACCTGTGTCATAAACATATCTAGCGCCTTTAACTGTACCTGTCAAGCCAGTGTGTCGTGATTTCAGAATACGCATCTTTATTGTATTCCTTTCCGTTTCATGGTCTGCAGTTAAGTTTCTTGCAAAGGAAATTATATCAAAAGAAATTTGCTTGATTGAGCCTGAGCCCCTAATATCATCAATAGACGGAAGCTTACCTTCTTCAAAAGATTTTCCACCACCTGGAGCTTTTCGTAAATGTGATACCAAGCCAATCCAGACAGGATGTCGCTTAACAAGCCTTAGCAAGTCATTCATGACTTTGTCTTGCGCTTCATTACCTGTTAAATTTTCAACACCTTCAGAAACTAAAATCGTAATATGATCAATAAATAAATACTTACAACCGATGAGACACATGTATTCAAGCTGATCAACAATGCTGCTATCGTTTATAGAGCCCTGATGATCTAACAATACAACTCTGTCTTCTCCAAAGACCTTGTCAAAACCTACTTTTAATTCGTCCAAAGGAATCTCTTCCTTTGCAGGATTTTTCTGCAATACCATGCCTGCTAGTTTTCTAGCTGTCTCGGCTGGTGCTTCTTCTAGACTAATTACACCAATTTTATCTTTAGTGTTTTCTAGAAGATGAAGCATTATTTCCCTAAGCACCGTAGACTTGCCACTGCCTGTACCAGAAATAAACAATGCAATTTCGCCTGGACGCATTCCCTTTAGTTTAGAATTTACGCCTTCTAAACAATTTGGGTATGGCACAGATTCAATGCTATTGTAACTTTGCAACGCTTCCCACAAGGCATCTTTATTAATAATGCCTGCTGGTACATACGGAGCAGCATCAAATACACATTGTAAAAGACGGTTGCTATCAAACTTGACTAATACTTCATTTGGATCCTTACAAGGCAGCTTTGCAATCTTTACCTTGTCAATCCCAATTATCTTAATGGCTTCTTCTGTAGCTTTTTGACCAGCTTCATCAGAATCTAAGCATAAAACAACTTCATTAAATGATCGTATCCATTCTCTATTCTCAAGCAATGACTTAGACATTACAGCAGAAGACATGCCAACTACTGGATAAATTTTAGAATATTTATCCAAAGAGGCTTGAGCAATGCTTAATGCATCAATCTCGCCTTCAGTAATTATCAATCTCTTACCGCCACCGTTAAACTTACTTTGACCAAACAAGCCATTTGATTTGTTTAGCCATGAAAAGTCTTTTGGAAGTTTTCTAATTTTATATGACTTATTGTTATCATACGGATAATAATGAGTATCAATCTCACCGCTATCACTGTATGAAACTTTTACATCAAAGAACTCTGTAACATTCTTTGTGATTTTTCGTTCTTTAAAACCACGTACAGGTAGTTCTTTTATTTCTTCTATTGATACTTTAGGCTTGAAGAAATTAGGAGCCTTTTGACTTTGTTGTTCGATAACTTCACCTTCTTGTTTTGGAAAGAATGATTGACACGAAAAACAGAAAGAAGTACCATCTTCATATATCTGCCTTGCATCATGCGATCCACACTCTTTGCTTAAGCATGGTTGATTTCTAACAACAATTTTACCCATTTTCTTTAAACAACGCTGCTAACAAAACAAAATTAACTGTTAGAATTGTTAAGTCAGTATTTGTAAATTCACTACGGGTAAATATGTCAAGAGTTAAATAAATCAGCATACCAACAGCACTTAAGGCTGATAGCGCTGAAATCCATTTAAATACTTTTGAACGCATTATGACTCCTCAAATTTATGCCATTGAATAACTTTCTGAAGCCTATCTTTATGTCTTTCAGACACAGGCTCCTTTACATTCCATGATACTTTTTCAATTAACGTATTATACCATACATTACTTGTTGGAGCTTCAACTAAACACAAAGTCCATGTTTCTGCATAAGATAGAGTTCCTTTTGTTTTATACTGCTCTAAACAAATGAAATCAAACTCATCTTTTGGTCTATGCTTAAAAAGTTCTTTTAATACTTTTGAAGAAGAGGCATATTTTCTCCAATCGGACTCTTTCCCTTTATTAAGTTTACCTGCACCAAAGTAAGTTTTCTTTCCAAGATACATTCTTTCAAGAACTCTATCTCGTATCACGTATATAAAACCAACACCTTCTCCCATTTGTTCTGGGAATTGCCAGTGCCCATTATTGAACTTGCTAGTCTTCGCAACTGTAACCCTTTGGTTTAAACTGAGACTCGGTAATTTTCCTTCGAACTTCATAGCGTCTGTTCCATTTATCTTTAATTTGAACTAGCATTTGAGGTTTATCTCCTTTACAATAATTTCCAATTAAATAAGCTTCTGACATTTCTGCAAGACATTTAGGACATTGTATTTTCCAATGCCCATTGTCGCATACTATATCGTTAAACTCAGACAACTCAATTTCTTTAGATCCACAAAAGGGACACGGTTTTAAGTCATCCATATAATTCCTCAATTATTGGCCAGTCTTTAAAATTAAAATAATCTGTAGGATGCTTTTGGAGATGAATCATTTTTGCATTAGATAGTAGGAAACTTTTCCAATCATCTCCATACGCTGCGATATACTCGGAAACTACTGCCTCTTGAAACTCGGCTTCTGTACTAAGTGGTGCTAATATCTTAGAAGCCTTTACCTCGCCAACTCGTGGCACTCCAGGGATGTTATCAGTAGGATCACCCTTTAGCAATTGTTCATAATAATGTCGCATTGCGTCTGCTTCTGAAACTTCAATTAAAGTCTTCTTGTGCATAAGCCAGTGTTTGCCAGGAATACATTTCAAGTCTTTATCAATAGAGCATATTACGTATTCTAAATCATACAATCTCGCTTGTTCTGCCCAGATTCTAATAAGATCATCGGCCTCACAACCATTAGCAGCAACAGCTAAGTCTTCAGCAACAGCAAGTTTTCTTAAGACTGGCACGAATAGATTTTGTTTTGTAGGGTCAGCATGTCGATTAAGCTTATACTCGGGATACATTAAATACCTAAAGTTATTGTCACCTTTTACTGCCATTATATAATCATCGCAATAAACTGTTTCAATCAGGCTTGTAAGATCTTTCTTTAAATTTTCCCAAGACTCTTCTAAATACTCTCTATCTTCATCTTTTGTATATTCAAGCGGTAGTCTTTTGCCATCTTCGTCAAGGCTTACAAAAGAGAAGCCTTCTTCAATTCTAGCTTTCTTCTCCCAACGAGGTTTACATGCTTGGTAGCATAGCACATCTCCATCTATTATTGCAATTTTACTCATTCTAGCGTACCTAACATTTTAGAGTGTTTCATATATTTATGCAGTCTTGAAATTTTACTATCAATATGCTCGCTATTAGAGTCAATCATAATATCGTGCTGATCCAATAACTCTAAGACTGCAATTATATCAGACCATTCTCTACAAGCACCTTCTAGATTTGTTTCATCTTTGTCAGGATGTTTATCATCTGCTGTAAATCTTAGAACTTTACAAATCTCCTTTTGAAATTCAGACAGCTCTTCAACAAGACACACTAAAAGGTACTCTTTAACGTTCATTTTTACTCCTGTTCTAATCCTACGAGAATTTTGGGTGGTTGAATTATTTCTACACCAACAGGTCTCCACAGATGCAAACAGAATCTGTGATTGTTGATGTATTCTGAGTGTGGCGGATGATATTGTATTACACAATCAGACTCATCCCAGAACAAATCTTTTATGATACACATTTCATCCCACAGAGGACATCGATCTGTCCTGCTAACGCTAACATGCTCCCAACCTACTTGGTCGGAAGCAATTACAAACAATTTCTGTTTGCAGCCATTTAGATTAATTGTAACTTCAAAAGCGCCATTATTTCCAAACGTAACATCGCTTCCCATTACGCCAGATCTAAGTCGAAACTTTTCAGGCACATGAAACATTTAGTCTCTCCAAAAACCATTCAGGAATTTCTGCATTAGTCCAATTACAAAAGTCTTTCTTACTCATGTAGTAATTTCTATAAGACTCTACTGCATCGTCTGATTTATACTCGATTGGCATTGCTAGTGCAAATTCGGAGTTGCCTTCAGGTATAGGATTCAATGGCCATTCTAGTGCATGAATTACTTCAGCACTTTTATGTTCTTTGCCATATCGCCTTTTATACTCTTCTGCAATTCCTTTGCCATGTGCAACAAGCCATCTGTAATTACCCATAAGATCGCCTGCCCATAAAGTGCAAGGATGGTTTGGGTGAGTAGGCTTATATGGCCCACCGTTTATAGTAGACAGTATCTGAGCTGTTTCTAGACACATTTTTACAATATGTTTGTCACACAAATATTGAGCAGCTCTGTAAGGATCTTTATCAAGAATAAATATGTTCATTATACCTCCAAGATTGATTTGATGCTCTTGTATTTAATGTCAGATTTAAAAGAATAATTCTCAACACTGTCTGTTACCTTGCCTACACTAAAGAAGTTATTTGTAGGCACTAACACAACTGAACCTTTAGATATTGGCTTATCGTAAACATATGTATAAGGCTTAGACCAATAACCACGTTCGTTAAATACTACTTGAATACCGTACATTTCTTTCTCCAAATAATCACATGCACCGGAGGCTGTAATTGAACAGCGCTCATCTTTATGGCATAGCGAAGAACATTTAGTGTACTTCATACCAATTGTTACCAATCTTTGCATCACCGCCCATAATTGTAATTCCAAACAATTTAGGACCTTCTGCAAAGGCTCGTTTACCTATTTCGGCAGCTCTTTCAGCATATTCTTCAGGCACTTGAAAGTCAATTTCGTCATGATAGTAAATGCAAGGTATATACGGAATTCCTTCTTTTTCAAACTGTTCAGCTGTAATCATCAGCGCAGAACTACAAGTAATTTTCTCAGCAGACTGTAACAGATAAACAAGAAGCTTATGAAAGGAATCAACATAAATACGATTGCCAGCGAGAGAAGGTATGTAGCCATCTCCATACTGTGAGGTCTTCCCATAGATACTCTCCAATTTTTCAATAAGAGCTTTAAATCCTGGCACAGCTTTCAGGAAGCCAGCTTTTAGCTTTTTGCCATTCTTATCATCCATATTCCCGAATATGTAACTCCAGAGCTTAGTGCCAGAAGCACCAAACAAGAATGCATACAAGATTCGTTTTGCTTGAGATCTCTTTACTTCATATGCAACACCCATCTCTTCAAGAACTTTTGTAAGAACATCTGCATTGTATTGATGAATATCACCGTGTAGTAAAGTGTCAATAAACTTCTGATCACCAAGATAATGAGCTAGGCCTCTAGCTTGATTGCCTGATGAATCACAGCCAATAAGTTTCCAACCAGGCTTGCATGTAAACAAAGCTCTCATTTCTGGACCCCACGGGCTATCTGCTGCAGGGACATTCACAATAATAGAATGTCTTGCTCGCATGCTAGGAGTGCCAATAAGCATCATGTCGCCATGAAGCATACCGTTAGAATCAGTGTTTTCAATCCAAGTTTTTAGAATACCGTATCTTGACTTTGCAGTTAGGAACTCTGTATACAGCTTACCATCGCCTCCTAGAAATTCTAGACTATCTTCAGTTACCTTAGGAGATGTCTTTTCTTTCTTGTTTGTGTCTGGATTAATCTTAGTATTCCACTCAGTTGGTTGCCAACCATTCCTGTATAGAAATACTTTTACATCTGTAACAGAATCCAAAGATAGCGGAGCAAATTCTACTCTACAGTATTCACCTGCCACCATTCTATCTTCGCCTTCGAAGCCTGAACATGGGTCAATATCAAACCACCTAGAAGTATGAACATCATAGAAACCATTCTTGGTCCATTTAGGAAACTTAGTTTCTACAACACCCTTCTTCAAGTCTGTCGGAATTGTCTTAAGACCAAGTCTTTGTGATAGTGCATCATACGCTTTTTGCATTTCGGCTTCTAGTCTTGCATATAGCTCTTTAGCTTTTGCAATATCAAAAGGCCAGCCATGTAAACTAGCATGAGTGCACCACTTGGCTGCTGCATGTTCGGCTTTTAAATACTGCTTTACAGCAGGAGCTTTCTCAGCTATCGCAGATAGTTCTCTTAAAAGCCTTTCATACACTTTAACGCTAACAAGAACGTCTTGAATACAGTAATCAATCATCTCTTGAGAGAGTTTTGACCAATCACTGAATTCATGCTTTTCATCACCTAATGCTTGACCCCAACGCTCAAGACTATGACCATCGTTTCCAAATCTTTTATAATTTAGAATTTGAGACATAAGCAGAGTGTCGTGGAAATTGCAAGTCTTTGGAAATTCAAAGTCAAACAGCTTCTTCAACACAAATACGTCAAAGCCTAGAATATTATGGCCTACAATCAACTTAGCATCACTAAATTCATCTTTCCAAGAAAGATCTCCTTCAAGCCAATGCTTTGTTTCTTTAGTATCAAGATTGTGCGCTGCCAAGACCCACATCTTAGTGCAGTCTTTTAGCAGGGCATCTGTTTCAATATCAAATACCCAGCGCGACATTTAAGACTCCTTAATAAG